GTGTCGTCAACGTTAAGTGCGTTACTGTTAAGAGCTGGTGTATAATCTAGAACACCTGCCATCTGAAGCGCAGAAGCTACGTCTGAGGAACAGATAACGATGTTACCCTTACCACGTCTTGTTGACTTTGCGATCGCGTTTGCTTCCTGTTCAATTTGGAACATAAGTCCCTTGAACTTTTCTACTGACCAACGACCGTTTGCATCTACGTCCATATCAAATATGCCTTCAGCAGCTGTATTAGCAGCACCTCTAATCGCAGTGTTATAGATCGTACGAACTACTTCACGGTTGATTTCTACAAGGATCTCAGAAGAAAGAATATTTGCAAGCTCTGTTTCAGCGTCAAGACCGTGAACTGCTTTAAGATCTTGAGCAAGTTCAGTGGTATATTCTGCTTTCAATGCACGGCTCTTTGCAGTTACGGAAACTTTTTCGATTGAGAAAGCCATTTCTGCGAAAGGTGAACCAGTTGAACCAAGTGCTTCAGCTTGTGTAGTAGTAAGACCACCACCAGTATTTGCACTTGCTCCAGCAGCTAGAGTATTTGTAGTGCCGGAACCAGTTGTACCTGCCTGAACTGGGGAAGCAGCACCGCCGAAGTTTGTATCAGCTTCATTGTAGAATGCTTCACCAGAAGTATTACCGGTCATTGCGTTGTACTTGGAACGCATTGCAAAGATAAGACCAGTTGGGCCTGTCATTGGCTGAACACCAGCAATGTCATAAGCAATGAGGTTAGGCATTGCACGACGTACTAGGCTGATAAGTACTGGGTCATAACCAGCTTGTGGGCCGTCATTGCCAGAACCAAAGCCGCCAGTAGTAGCTTGGTTTGTAGGTGTTTCTGTTAGAAGCGAAGTCATAGAAGCGCCAGTGCGGTCTTCCATAAGTGCCTTTTCAGTATTCTCAAGAATGGTTGCAGTAACCGACTTCTTGTGAGCATCTGTAATAGGATTGAAAGAAGAATGCTCAAGAAGAGGACCCCACTTTTCGACTAAACCTTTATTTGATAGACTCATTTTGTCTCTCCTTATTGTTTGTTGTTCTGAAACTATTTATAATTATTAGATTTTCACTGTTAGTTTTGGCGTGCGTTAAGTGCTTCAACGATGGCATTAACTGAGGAATACTGGGATACCTTCTTAGGTGCAGTTTCTTCTGTAATGATTTCATCTTCTTCAATTGCTTCTTCAACGATAGCAACTTTTTTCTTGAAGAATGATTCTTTAAGCGTTCCAAGATCGGATGCATAATCTTCAATATTTGAAACATCTAGCTTCTCAGAAAGAGTTCTTAGCTTTTCTTTTTGAGAAAGAGTTAGACCTTCAGCAACTTCATTGAAAACATACTCAGCGGAAAGAGAAGCAATTTCGCCTGCAAGTTCAATATTTTCATTGATTACTGCATTTGCTTTTTCTTCCATTACTGCTAGTTCTTCTTCGAGAGCAGCTACAATATCAATAGTTTCTTCATCGACTTGTACATTGTGCTCAGCAAATAGATCTTTTAGGCCAGACATTAACGACTCAGCCATATCAACTTTAATACCAGCTTCAATAGCAACAGTATTTTCTTCCATCCACTCAGAAACAACGTAATCAAGATAAGAATCAAGATTCTCAACTATTTCTTCCATTGCTTCATTTACAGATTCTGTAAGTTTTACTTCAAACTCTTCTTCAAGAGCTTCAGTTATAGCGTTGGCCTTATCAGTTGCTGCTGCGTTTACAGCGGCTTCAAATACCATAGTTGCCTTTGTTGTGAACTCTTCTGAAAGATCCATACCTTCGAACATAGAAGCAATAGATTCATCAATTGAAATTTCTTCAATTTCTTCTTCAATTTCTTCACCTTCTAGCATTTCTTCTTCAGAAACAGTATCAGCCTTTGGGTCAACTTTTTTCTTGACGTCTGCCAATTTCTTTTTTGCTTCGCCGCCTTCTGGTGTTACTGGTGCAGACACGTGTGAAACACCGTCATCGGAAACGAATTTTTCGTCTAATTCATTCGACATTTTGATCTCCTTTATTATTGGATACTTTTCATATTATTAGTTTTATTTATAAAAATTAATTTTTCAAGTTCTTAATGAAGTTTTCAAATAGCCTTGCAGCCATAGCTTCATCAACTCTTCTAATTGTCTTTTTATAAGTTCTTTTTACTTCCTTTACAGCTTCTTCAACCATCTCTTGAGCTTGTTGAGGTCTCCAAGTTCCAGCAGCTATATCGTAGAAGTATTCAGTATTTTCCATTATGCCATTAACAAAGCAGTTAGGACCGGATGGATCTGTTACAATATCTACAGTAGCAAGATGAAAATCATCTTGAACTTCCATGATACCATTTTTTGCGGACTTTACAGAGCCAAGACCGCGAGTAGAAACGCCAACTTTTACACCTTCATCGATGAATGTTTTGACTATTTCACCCATTGGTGTACCGAGAATTTTTGCTTTACCGATGAAATTAGATCCATCGCGCTTCATCTCAGTAATAAGGTGAGAAACACGATCACCATTAATTTGTGGACCATTTGGGTGGCCAAGCTCGCCGAGAGCTCTTTTTGTTTTGATAAAGCTATCATCGTATCTCTTCATTTCTTTTTCAAGAATAGCAGATGGATATATGCGACCATTGCGGTTTTGTAAATCGCCTTGCATGAATATACCTTCAATGAAATAGTTCTTTTTACCGTTTTCAGATGATTCAGTAAGAACTTCACAGTCTTCGGTGTAAACTTCTGTTATTAGTTTCATTTCCGTAATTCCCTTTTTCTTTTATTTATAATACTCGAGCATCATAATAATTTTTTGATAGCTCGCCGCGTTCTGTAGTTTCACCAGCTTTTCTACATTTAATATAAGTATACTGAGTGTTTTGACCACCTGGCGGAATAAAAGTTCTAATACCGGCAGTGGTAGTTCCATTAGCATCTGAGTATGTATCAGATGCAATAGCTGCATCATCATATTCCCATACTTCATTTGATCCTGGAACTACTACCCAAGCCATATTAGAGAGCCTCTCTTGCAAAACCGAGTATTTCGTCGAAGCCAGCCTTATCTGTCATAGCAACTTTCATCATTTTTTTCTTGTTGGCTGGATTTAGATCTTTGAAAAGATTATTTAGAAGATCAGCATCTTGCTTTTTAAGAATTACTGTTGAACCATCACTTAGTTTTTCAGCGCCGACAGTGAAAGCTTCACCAAGTTCTACTTCTTCCATTCTAGCAGAAGCTTTTGCCATGCCCATTGCACGGTTTTTAATTTTGCGCTCAGCGGTTTTTCTTGAAGCGTCATACCTTGAAATTGTGTTCTTATCTTTTTCGCGGTCTTCAGGTTTTGTTCTTGAACCGTCGCGATTGTATGTTCTGCCGATTCTTCCCTTTAAATCAGACGACCCGCCACGAAGATCGTTAGCAGACCTAGCTTGATCTCCTATATCCTTAGAAGCTTTTCTGTAGTAGTCGCGGGCAAGATCTTTGCTAATTTCATCAAGTTCTACTGATTCTTTAGGCAAACGACCAGTAATTCTGCCGCCACCGTCATATACTACAAAATCTCCATTATTTGCAATTGCAGAAGTGTATTGATGGTTTTTTGGCAGACGAGACTTGCCAAGAGCCTTGAGCATATGCTTGTGGTAGATGTCTGTTTTCGCTTCACCAAGTTCAGCTGATTCTGCTACACCCTGTGTTGAAACCTTACACTTTGGGCATACACCGCCTTTTTTCTGCCATGCTGCCGCGGTTGATACTTCATCACATTTTAAACAAGCAATTTTAGCAACTGCTTCACCAAGTTCAGCTGATTCTTTTTGTATCGCTTTTTTAATAGCTTTACGACGGTTAAGAAGATACTTATCAGACTTGTCAGAGTCACCATCATTATCGATGTCATCATCTTCTTGTCCTACTGGATCCAATGCTTCATAAACATCTTCGTCTTCATCAGCTTTATAATCTGCTTTACGGGCAGGTGTCTTGCCCAGTTTAGATCTAAACTGGTTTTCAACATCCGATGGATAATCGAACATTTCTATTTCGTGCTTAGCTTTAAAATTTATTTCATCGCCGGTTTTTGGCTGTGCTACTTCGGAAAGTATTTTACGAAAAGTCTTCATTTTTGAGGCCCTCTTTTAAATCTATTTGTGATTTTTTTATTATTTATAATACGCAATGATTCTTCAGCTTCTGGTGGTTGATCCTGTTCTGGCTCATCAGATTGTGACGTATCGTCATTTTGATCTCCATCTCCAGTATCTTGGTTATAATCTGGATCACCCTCATCACCATAAAGACCAGCTGCCTTTTCTTTATCCATTTGGCGCTGCATTTCTCTAAAATCATCATCAGACATAAACAGAACGTTTTTAACAACCCACTCACGAGAGAAATATTTACCGATTTGTTCTTCAACATCTCTTAACGAAGACAACTTTTCACGAAGAATTTCTGATTCTTTTAATTCTTCAAAATAGTTATCCTTCATAAAGTCATAACGTATTCTATCTTTAATATCTACCCACTCATCAGGAGTTATAACACCTTTAAGAATAAGTTGTTTTTCCAGGCAGGTATCAAATAGAGAAGAAAAACGAACACGCAATCTTCTAATGAATTTACTAAACTTCAACTCGTCTCTTGAAATTTCTGAAACTCTTCCAAATGTAGACATTGTTTCTGATTCGAGTCTTGATACTGGAACTCTTAATGACTTATATAGTTTTCTTTGGAAGTATTGAAGATTTTCATCACCGCTCAACGCTGCAGCATTACCGCCTGCAAGAATATCAACTTCAGTAGATCTATCACCGCCTCTACGAGGGAACCAAAAATCTTCAGTCATTGTCATAAATCTTCGAGAGTCTGTAATATCTCCAGATGTGGAATCGTATTGCAGTTTATTTTTATGACGAACCATCATATCGTGAAGATATTGTTCTGCTTTTGCTTTCGGTAAGTTACCAACATCGATATAGAAAATACGACGTTCTGGAGCTCTTGTGAGAGTGTAGATTACAGTCGCATCTTCAAGCATGCGAAGTTGGTTAAGAGGCTTAATAGCTGGATGCAAATATGAAAGAACCATAGAATTATTTTCGTTCATCAATCCAGAAGTAACTCTTGCTATAGAATCTTTAGAAATTCTATAACCAGTTGTGCTTTGGTTATTAAAAGAAGATGTTTTGTTTGATCCAAAGCCATTTTCTGAATATAGGAAATATTCTTTCTTTAGCTTTTTTACCGGCATTCCAGAATGTGGATCTTTATCTTTTTCACTTATTTCTTTCACAAGACGTATTTTTCTTGGGTCAATATATCTTAGTTCCAATATTCCGTCACTTAAATTTTCTTCATCAATTACTATGTGATAGTTTAATCTACCGTCTACGTAGAATTTTTGAAAAATGTCATATGCGTTATTGGAAAAATCTAATATACGAAGAATTTCATCAAACTCTTCTGATATTCTGTCTTTTACTTTGTTGGGAAGTTCTGTATCATCTAAAACTATTTCAACGACTTTTTCGTGAGAATCAACGCTAATAGCTTCATTGACTACTTCATCTACAGCTTGTGATATTTCTGGCTGTATGAGCATTCCTCTGTATCTAGTTACCAACTCAGATTCAGTTTTTGCTGCACCATCCATATCAAGCATCATTCCGTAGGAACCACCTAAAGCAGTTCCTACGGTTAATGCACCGTCATCATTGTTTGGTTCAACAAATGATAACGGCTGTTTATCTTCTTGATCTTCGTCTCTGCGAATTTCAAATCCAAATAATTTCATTTTATATCCTTATTTCACTAATTATTAAGTTGTAGATATTCCAGTAGTACCTTCAACTCTCCATAAATCGTATTGGAATGTTACACCATATTCTTCAATAGTATCAGTCTGATCCCAACTCAAAGGTATTGAATCTATACTAACTGGGTAAAGACCTTCG